AGAATGGTTAGACGATGGCGAAAAAGTTTAAAGATTTTGTAGGACACGAAGCTACATTTCATAAGACATCAATTGGACGTACTCCAAGTAAATGTAAAATGAATAAATCAAAAAGACGTTCGTGGAAGAAGTATCGCGGCCAGGGAAAATAATGAAATTTTTATTAACGGTTTATATTTGCTCTGCAATGAGCGGGGAGTGCTACACCAACAAGGATTATCCAAAAGTATTTCCAGATCACCATGACTGTATAAGAGCAGGACTATCAGAGTCTTACGAGATTATATATGCAGAGGGTAATTTCACCAAAGAGGACATAAACAACAATCAGTTGTATCCTAAATTTACTTGTATACCTAAAAAGGACGAGGGTAAAATAATCACTTAATTTGTATGTTTGTGCATTCCAAGAAAGGAACGCACAAACAAAAGGTGTGAGAAGAGAACAAGATAATATATTAAAAAAATATTACTTGCAAGGGTTGATTTATTACTATAGAATCCCATATATGAGTTATAATAACAACAAAAGAAAGGAATATAATGTCAGAAAACGAAATTAAATTATTATTAGCGTTAACTAGTAATATTAGATTAGGGGTTTTAATGTTAGATAGAGCCAATGATTTAAAAGAAATGGAGCTTACTTTTAAATATCCAGAACATATAAAATCAATAGAAAATAAATTTTATGAGGATAAAAAAAATGAAATGTTAAAAGGAACTCAACCTTATACTTTAAAAGGTTTTGAAGAACAAAGAAAGGACAAATAACATGGCTGATCCAGCTAAATTTAAATCTGTATCTGTAAGTGTACCCACTTATAAGATACTCAAATATCTATCGGAAGGTAAAGTAACCGATGCTGACTTGACAATTAGTAAAACAATAGAACTACTAGCAAAGAAAGAAGGTAAAAAAAATGGATATAAAAACGGAAAAAGTGGTTAAAAAAATATGTGAGGATTGTAAGGGTAATGGATTTATCCGAGTCCCTTACGAAGAAGCTTATGAAGAGATGTGGGCTAACTGTGATACGTGTGAAAACCAAGGAGAGATAATAATTGATAAACAATATATTATATAAATTGTATAATAAAATACATGGTGTTGCTGGTGCGATTAATGCGTGGGCCTGGCAACGTAGTGTTCACTATTTAAGAAAGATGCAACGTGAAAAGAAATAATAATTATATCTACCCAAAAACGATTCGTGAGATGATAGATGGTAAGCGCCATTATGAAATCAATGGTAATGAAAAGCTGCCATCAGTCACCACAATTTTATCAGCGACACAGCCGATCGAGAAGACAGAGTCGTTGAAGGCGTGGCGTGCTCGAGTAGGCGAGGATAGTGCGACGCGGATCGTGGATGAAGCAGCTGCACGGGGGACCGCGATGCACAAGATTCTTGAAAAGTATATTCTTCAAGAAGGTTATCTTGATTTAACAAATGTTGGTAAGCAAGCACACAACATGGCAATGCAAGTTATTCAACAAGGGCTATCAAACGTGACAGAGTTTTATGGTAGTGAGTGTACTTTGTATTACCCTGGCCTATACGCAGGACAAACAGATTTAATTGCAAACCATAAAAATGAAATGGCTGTAATTGATTTTAAACAAACTAACAAACCAAAAAAAAGAGAATGGGTTGAAGACTATTGTTTACAGTTAGCAGCATATGGTATGGCACACGACTTTGTATACAGAACAGCTATAAACAAAGCTGTGATTATGATGTGTAGTAAAGATAATTACTATCAAGAATTTATAATTGAGGGTGCAGAGTACAGAAAATATAAACACAAATGGCTAGAAAGGGTCAACAAATATTATGAGATTAAGAGATCTACAACAAATACTTGAAAAATTTACTAATGGACAAAAAGGAACTATGATATCTGATTGTCCAGTTTACATTGAAACTATGACAGGACATTTAGAAGATGTCAGGCGTATTGAAATACAAGAGAGCAATATAATTGGAGATGCAAACCCGGCTAGACTTGTAATCAAAGCAGATAAAAATGAATTATTTAGATCAAGAACATATAAACAGAGTTAACATATCCCTTGGGAATGGGGTGGAAGCGAGAGTGGAAACCCCATGCATATAGAATTGGTCAAGTATCCTGACGTATTTTTACGATCAGTAAGTAATGACGTGACTTTTCCACTAGATGATAAGACTAGTAGACTTATAAAATTTATGGCAAAAGCTATGTACCAAAATCATGGTGTTGGTTTAGCTGCAATACAAGTTGGTTATCAACTTCGTATGTTTGTTATGGATTGCTCACGTAGTCAAAGTGGCTACAAAGCATATATTAACCCAAAGATAGTAGAGAAATCTGATGAAACATTACGTGACAGCGAAGGTTGCTTATCGGCTCCAGGAAAACAAGGAGATGTTAGAAGACACATTAGAATTATTCTAAACTACAAAGATGAGGAAGGAGAAGAGCATACAAAAACATTTTACAATCTAGAGGCCAGGTGCATACAGCACGAAATGGACCATCTTGATGGTAAACTTTGTATTGATTATGAAAAAGGTGACTATAGTCGGGACAAACATAAGTCCCAAACAATGGTCGAATCTGATTTTAGAGCTAAATCTGATTCGTAAACAATGGAATTCCTATGCGCAATTTGAATTGCAAGGCACTGGAGTCAAGAAAATTATCAAACATGGCACAAATGTGTTCAAAGACAAGTAGTGTGCCGTGCTATAAGAGAAATTCTAGGGTAATTTTTTTTTTCAGTGATCACTTTTTATTGGTGGCACAGATGGCACAGTGTTTTTTTGAGCTATTATCGTTGGTATTATTGACTAATAGGTGTGCCAAGGGGGTTGGCACAGGGTGGCACAGTCAAATAAGGGTTGATTTTACTAGGTTTATTGCTTATGTACTCGGCGCGCGAGGTAATTTTTTTATTTTTAAAAACTTTTTTGCCCTAAAATTTCTCTTATAGTATAAGATTCCTATGAAACGTCTGAAAAAATCTAAATATAAATCTGTACTCATCAAGAAGAAAAGATATTACTTCTACAAAATTACGTGGTTGGATATCACGGGTGATAGCGGGCACGCAGACTTACATACAGCAGAAGGTTTTATGCCATCAGAGATGATAACTCATGCATACTTGCTTAACAAAGATAAAAAGAATGTTAGAACGTTTGCCAGTTATGAAGCTAATGATGAATTATTTTCAGATAGAAATGTATTTCCAAGAGGATGTATAGTAAAAATGGAAAAGATAAATGAAAAATAAAAAACCTAATCCTACGTTGACAAAGAACATGCCTAATGTAAAATGGGACCAACTTCCACCAAGGAAAGGACCAAATGCTAATGGAATACAAACCAGTTATAAACAAGTGGGCACTAGTAAAAAAGTTTCCAAGAAAAACGTTTAATAAAGTTTTAAATATAATTAATCAGAATCAGGGCTTGACTCTTTTGGTAATTCTAGTTCTTCTAGTTTTACATCTTCCGGCGTAATATTTATAATTTCTTTATTGTCATTTATAATTTTGTGAAGTCTTTCTTTGATTTCATCTGGGGTCATGTTATCTACATTACCTGTCATAACTAACTTCTGATCTACATACAATCCACCAGCTTTACCACGGGCCACTTCAGCATTAACAGCAGCAGACCACGCTCCTTTTTCAAGTGCTTGGTTTCTTATCTGTGCCAGTTCCGATATATGCCTTTCAAAACTAATACCATATTTTTCTTGTACTTCTGATCGCAGTTCTCCTATATACTTGACTACCAATGGAGATACTTTTGGATTCCTTAACTCTGATGCAGCTTGTCTGGGACGTGTTTTGTACCCTGCTTGAAATGCTGCTTCAGCTGGTGAAAGCCTGCCTTCGTTATATACTAATAACTCTGCAAACTTTATTTGTCGTTCTGTTAATTTGGCTGGTACTCCCATAATGTTTGACTTATATCGTAATCTAGCGTATCAGTCAATTGTGAGAATTATACTAATATTTATATTGTTATCTGGTTGTGCAAGAGACTTTGACATCAATCCAACCACTACAATTGTAAGACAATTATTTAAGGCTTCGTACGATGAAACCAGAGTCAAAGTTTTGGCAGATTATTAAAAAAAATACACCTAAAATACAGTGGACAAGACTGGAATCTTGGTCCTCTTTTGGTACACCTGATCTGTTGGGATACAATGATAATTGTGGTTTTTTCATGGTTGAGATGAAGGTAGCAAGGGGCCCTAAAATAGTGTTCAGTCCACATCAAAAACTGTTTCATCAAACCAGAACTAAACGTAACTTCATCATAGTCCAGGAAGCCTCTTCTGGACTAGTAAAACTTTATGAGTCATCCGCGATCCACGGTCTCCTGACCGATCATCGCGAAACGCCATGCTTGGCGCTTGACGATTGGGACCACATTCAACGCTTGCTGCTTGCAGCTTCACCTGACGCTTGAAGCTTGTTGCTTGTAGCTTGAAGCTTGTGGCTTGAAGCTTGTGGCTTGTAGCTTGCAGCTTTCAATGGTTGGCGCACGCCCGCCGCGGTCCGTCGACTGCTTTGGGCTAATGGCCGTATTCCACGCGGGAATTCTTTAATGCTTTCCATAACTCACAACTTTAACTGAAGGATCCCAACATTGTCGACAATCACCGCAGCTGTTGCCTTGCTTCGGGGCTGGGCAGGTTGCGTCCTTCTCCACCACCATGGAAGAGTTAGGCCAGGTTGTGTTTTCTTGTCCAATCATTGGAGGGGAAAACCTGATCACCAGGTTAGCAGGTGCTCTGTCCAGGTGGTCCTTCACCCACGCTTCGCGCGTCGGCATCCAGTGCTTGGTGTCCGGGGTGAGCTTGCATACTTCATAAATTTTATTTAAATGATCTAGATCTTGTACGTCTCCTGCATCGTGCCATCTGAAATATTTCT